GGTGCTGACGACAACCCTGAACTCACTGCTGCTCAACAGGCCGCGAAGGACGCAGAAGAGAAGGCTACGAAGGCAGAGCAGAAGGCGCGTGACGCTGAGAAGGCAAGAACCGCTGCCGAGAAGGCTCTGAAGGACAAAGAACTTGAGGGCGCAGACGAAGCCGAGAAGACAGCGGCTGAGCGCGACGACTACAAGGACAAGTACGAGAAGCTCCTGAAAATTGTTGAGACGTCTGTGATCGACACCGCCATCACGAATCTCAGCAACGCGAAGGACAAGCAGGGCAATCCCAAGTACAACTGGCAAGATGTCGAAGCCGTCCGCGCATTTCTGAAGCGCGATGAGATCAACCTGGACCTCGACACCGGCGAGGTTGCCGGCCTTGACACTCAGCTCAAGGACATCGCCTCCAAGCGTCCGTATTTGCTTGTTACCAAACAAGAACAGGACGACGAGAACGGCAGAACCCCACCCCCACCGCCTGGCGGGCCAGCAACTGGCTCTCATCCAACAGGCGGGTCAGCGCGTCAGCGCGAAACCGACCGTACCAAGCTAGGCAGCAAGTATCGTCTGCCTGGCTTTGTTGGCGCCGGTAACGTTGGCGCCAGGCCGATGTAATCTGTTGGTAGGAAAGGAAACCAAACATGGCCCGCATTGATAAGTCCGACCCGATCAACAGCACGTTCCGTGCTCACATCGCGGCTGACTTCCCTGACGCGAATCTCGGCAAGCTGTACGGCGTCGGACTCGACACCGCCGGCAAGGTGGTAATTGGTGCGGGCGTTGACGGTATCGTCGGCGTGATGGTCCTCACCGAGAAGCCAGGCATGGTCGGCCCGCTCCGGCAAGTGGCTCGTATCGACGTCATGTACAGCGGCGAGGTCACCGACTTCGGCCCCACGCCTGGTGTTCCCGGCACTGACTTCGGATTGGCTGGCCGTGCCTACTACAGCGACGCAGCCGGAACCATTTCGGAGGTCTGGGCCGCTGGGTCCACTTACGTTGGTCACTGCGTGGAGCCTGACCGGCTCATCGTCAAGGTCAACTCCATCCCGGCTGCGGCTGGTCTGTAAGCCACACCGCTTCAACAAGATACGGAAGGACAACGACCGATGGCAGGACAGCGTTCCGGTTACTTAAATGCCGGCGATATTCTCACCCACACGATTGATGGCGTGGACCTCAACGAGTTGTGGGCAGAGTTCATCGATGCCAACACGATCTACAACGAGCACAAGCAGGGATTTGTTGGGCTGCTGACATATCCGGTGCAGTCTGAGATCGAGATGGTGCCGCAGATTGGCGACTTCAACTTTGAAGAGGCCACTGAGTACGGCACGCCTCGCAAGGCGAACACCAACATCAGCTACTACCAGCTTGCCTACGCCTACAAGGACTGGGACCTTGGCGTTGGCTACACCTGGAAGTTCCTGCGTGACGCGCCTGCCCAGCAGGTGGAAGCCATCCACACGAAGGCCATCCAGGCCGACCAGGCTCTGGTGTTCCGCAAGACGATGGAAGCCTTGTTCGACAACAGGACTCGGCAGACCATCATCAACTCGATGACCTACAACGTCTACCCGCTGGCCAACGGCGACGGCTGGAAGCCGCCGAGCTACAAGGGCGTGGACTTCGACGGCACGCACAACCACTACCTCAAGACCAACGCGGCAATCCTCAAGCCGTCGGACTTCGAGAACGCCGTCAACCACCTGACGGAACACGGCTACGGCTGGGACACCGGCACGCAGATTGTGTTCTTCGGCAACAGGTCCGAGATCAACGAGATTCGCAAGTGGAAGGTTGGTGTTGTTGCCTCCGGTGGCGGTGCAGCGGCCAACTTCGACTTCGTCCCAGCGCAAGGCCAGCCGGCACTGCTCGTGCCCAACGCTGAAGGCTTGCTGGGCGGGCAGGCCCCATCCACATGGAATGGCTTGCGCGTCACCGGTTCTTACGAGGACGTCATCCTCATTGAAGAGCCGTTGCTGCCGGCTGGCTATGGCCTCTTCCTGAGCACCGGTGGTGCGAACGCCGATGAGAACATCGTCGGTATCCGCGAGCACGCCTCTGCCGAGTGGAAGGGTCTGCGGCTCCTGCCTGGTAACCAGCAGAGGTATCCGCTTGTGGACGGCTACTACATCCACGGCTTCGGCACCGGCATCCGGCGACGGACTGGCGCTGTCATCGTGCAGGTTGGTGTGGGCACCGTATATGCCCCTCCGACTTCGTATCTCGCTGACGCCACGGCAACCCGCTAGGAGGCAACACAAATGGCTGAAACCAAGGATCCATTCGTTGATTACCAGTCGCGTGCTCTCACCGATGAAGAGAAGCGCTGGCTCCACGAATGGTCGCGTGATGACCTCGTGGAAGTCAACGAGCGTCTGTTCAACCAGACTGAGCTTCACGATGCTGGCGAGCCAGTAAACGTGCGCAAGGCTCTGGAGGATGCGGGCGTGGAGGTGCCTGACGAGCCGCCCAACCCGACATATGTCGGCGCGATGGGTTCGGTTCAACAGGGACCGCTCATCGTTGAGGGCGAGGACAACGCAGGCCGCGTTCCGTTGCCGCGTGACCACGAGTTCACCGTTGCTGTCGAAGATGATGCAGCGGAGGATGATTTGGTCCAGGAGACGGAAGAGGGCAAGTTTGATACTCGCGCTGTCCGCGCAGAGGTCAAGACCCTCAACAACGATGAGCTACGCGACAACCTGCGTGAACTCGGTGAGCCGGTGTCCGGCAACCAGAAGGAACTGCAGGACAGGCTCGTCAAGGCTCTCAAGAAGGCCCACGACGAAGAGCAGGCCGCTGAGTAACCATGGCACAGTTGACCTACAAGTTGGACGACGTTGAGCTGCGCGGGAACATCGCGGAGTTCGGACCCAAGGTCAACAAATTCATTACGGTTACAACGGACTTCGCCAAGGGCAAAGGCGTTACGCAAGCCAAGCTGAAGGCACCGTGGACAGACCGCACCGGTGCCGCCCGAGGCGGGTTAAACGGCAACGTGTCTCATGCCGGCCAGTTGGCTGGTGTGGGATTTGCTCGGCACACCATTACGTTCGCTCATGGCGTGGACTACGGAATCTGGCTGGAAGTAGCCAACTCCGGCAAGTTCCAGATCATCATGCCGGTGGTCCTCGCTGTGGGTAAGTCGGTTATGAGCGTTCTTGGTGACATGCTCAACAGTCTCGACCACCCCGCTGCGGCGAACCTACGTCCTGACGTACAGATGCCGTATGTGGGACGCACGGGAACGTCGCAGGGCGCAGGCCGCAAGGCTACGGCGCAGGGACGGCGTGCGAAGCGCACGGCTAAGGGCAACGCCTCCAACACGACTCCGCGCACTAAGAGGTCGTGATGAGTAGAGCAGCGATCCATGACGCCATCTTGACCGACGACCGACTGATTGACTTCGGCTTCGATGACACTTCGGTGTTGCCGAATTACGATGGAGATCAACGGCCTTCGGACAAGATGTTCATGGTGTTGCGTTGGGAAGAGGATGACACTGGGATCCAGGGCGACGATGGCACTATCCAAAGAGGCTGGCGCCATCTGACCGTTTGGGTTCACATGTATCGTGAATTCTCAACAGATTTCAACCATCTCGATGATGTGTTGGACATCCTGGACGATGTGCTCTCCAATATCATCAACCGGGCTGGAGCCGATGGCCGGACAGTGACGCTTGTTGAGCCGGAAGGCCGTTCGCGTGACCTCAAGGACGACGGTTACCAAACGTACTGTCGCTCAGCAACGTACAAGATCATCAGCCGAGTTACATAGGAAAGGTATGAGACATGGCTAACGAGACTGCTGCTCAGAAGAAGGACCGCGAAGCGTCCGAGAAGGAAGCTGCCGCAGCCAATGTGCAGCGTCCTGATGAGAAGGCACGCAACACGCTGACTGAAGGCATGCCCACGCCTCCAGGACTCCGCGCTCGTCGCGCACGGCGTTCGGCACGCAAGACCCGCAAGGGCCCATTCGTGAAATATGTTGGCGCGGCGTCGCATCGGATCATCCGCCCGCACGACTGGGCGCAGCTTGGTTTCACGCCGAAGGACAAGGACGCAGGGCACCTGTCCTTCACTTGGGACCCCAAGAACGACTACATGGTGGAGTCTGCGAAGTTCACCGACGAGCAGCTTGATTATCTGCTCATCGATGATGTCCAGCACGGCACCAACGTTCACAGCTTCCTGGAAGTTGACTACGATTCTGACGGTCAACTCGTCCAGGTGCTTGAAGAGGACGAAGAGGACTAGATGCCTCGTGCGGCGATTAAACCAGACACCGAAATGCGTTGTGAGGGAACACTTCACGGCGTCATTCGGACCCACCTGGGAAAGCGCTGCATCGAACACAAATGCCATCACATTGCGTGCACCAAAGGCAGACCTGTGAGTGTGTTCCACTATCACAGTGTTGAGACCGGTGAGTTAGTGGACACCGTTGTATACAACAAATCTCCGTTTGAGAGGAATGGACGACGATGACCGGTCTGCCTAATCCATACCCGTATGGTCTCCGTCAGCTGATGCTGACACCATACGTCGATGCCCAGGGAACCATCCTGGCCGACACCAGCTATCCCATGCCAGTCGCCATGACGATGGGCTTCTCCGAAACCGAGCAGTTCGATGAGCTCCGTGGTGACGATGTCCTCGTCGCAGTCCACGGTCGTGGACCGCAGGTGGACTGGAGCCTTGAGGCTGGTGGGCTTCCCATCAAGTGCTGGTCCATCATCTCCGGTGGCATGGTGCTGGAAGAAGGCGTGTCGCCCAATCGCCGTGTCCGACTGCGTAAGTCGGGTGACGACCAGCGTCCGTACTTCCGCGCTGATGGCCGTTCGGTGTCCGACTCTGGCGGTAACGTCATCGGTCGCATCTACCGATGCAAGGCCAATGGTCGGCTCCAGGCTGACCGGCGCGGTGGCGCGTTCATGACGAGCGCCATTGACGGCGTTGGCCTTCCGTTGGTCGGTGACGCTGGCCGGTGGCTGTACGAGTGGATCCAGAATGAGACGGACACCCCGCTCTCGACCACTCCCGAGGCTAACCCGCTCGCAATCCCGATGAACCTGCGGCCTGGCGTGATCGCTGCGACTTCTGTTGGGCTGCTGTGGGATGCGATTCCTGGCTTCGATGACACGGTGGACAACTACCAGGTGCAGCAGTCCATCGATGCCGGCATCACGTTCACGAATGTTGCTGGCGCGCCCGGTACTCCGGACACCAACAGCACGACTGTCACCACGCTCACGACCGCTACGGCGTACCAGTTCCGCGTCGCATATGTCAAGGGCGGCACCGTGACCGGCGACTTCAGCCGGCCAGTTAGCGTTCTCACTGCATAGGGCAGTGAACACGAGAGCCCAAGGAGGCCAAAATGTCCGATGTCAGTCTGGGTAACGCGAAGCGTGCGCAGAAGCCCAAGAAAGCGAAGCAGCCGACGAGACGCAGCCCCAAGGCCGCCACTGTCTCCCAGGATGATTCGGACGAGTACGACGCCAGGCTAGCTGAAGCAGAAGCGCGGGCTGCAGCGGCTGAGTCGGTTGGTCCGGGACACGGGGCAATCCCCCAGGACTTCTCGGGCCAACCGGCCTCAGCACCTCCATCCAATCCGTACCTCGTCACTGGCTGGCAGAAGAGGCAGCACGTTGAGTTTGACGTGACCTTGCCTTCCGGCCAGATTTGTCGCGTGCGTCGGCTGGAGCGAGATGACCTGCTACGCATGGACATTATGCAGTACCTCGACACCTTCACACCGATGTTGTTGGAAGACAGCATGTCCGATGAAGAGCGCGAGGCACTCATGACGGAGACGGTGAAGAAGAATCCCGAAGCCCTCCAGAAGATGCTCAAGGCCATCGACAAGGTGGTCATGGTCGCTTGTGTGAAGCCGGAAATCACCGAGGATCCAAACCTCGTGAATTACGGTGGGCCGCATGACTGGGAGAACCCCAACTTCACTCCGGTGGCGTTCCTCCAGGACATCGACACGTTTGAGAGGATGGCCATCTTTGGCGCCGCGTTCGGACAGGACATGGATGCCTTAAAAAGTGTTCTCCAACAAGCGGAAGGCGTGGGGCGCGTGGCAGCAGAGCCAGGCGTATAACAAGACACCAAGCGAGATATACGGAGTTGAGGGCGCTGTAGGCTTATGCTTTGATACGGGAATCTTCCACTTTGCCCAGTGGGTAGAAGGTGAGATGAGGGATGCGGAGTCCAGAGCTCAAAACGAGATGTTCGCTCGCTCAAACCGTGCCAGAGCCTTCGCCCGTTGTATGGGTGACGACATGGAGACTTCTACTGCCGGCTATGCCGACCCATTCGCAACTGGTGCGTTGGTCGCCGATGATAGTCCTGCTGTTAAGCGCAAGCGCCGCAAGCCTTTTGCTGAAGAAGAGCCAGGCGACGAAATCCTATGGGATGAAAAGGACTTCGTAAGTGCCTGACTATAATCTCGGACGCGCACATGGTGAAGTCGTCATCACCGCAGACACCAAAGATGCCACTCGTGGTCTCGGTGAGTATGAGCGCGCACAGAAGTCGGCTGGACGAGCAGCCGGTGATGCAGCACGCATTGAGCAGGAACTTACGCGGCGTCGTGAAGAGGCGTCTGCGGCTGCCGGTCGCAGGCGTGACGCTGAGCAAGAGTACAAGCGTGTCATGGCGGACTCCAACTCCACCATCACCGAGCAAACCCGCGCCGAACAGGCACGGAATCAGGCGAGAGGTGATGCGCTACAGGCTGCCAGGCGGGCCGCTGAGGGAGAGCGTGCCTACCAATCGGCACTTCGCGGTAGCACCGACGAGGTCAAGAAATTCATCCAGTCGATTGACGGCGTGGACGACTCCCATAGGCGAGCAACACGGAGCGTCAGGGACTTTCGTAGTGAGATCACACAAACCGGCCTAGCATTCAGGGAAGTCGGTTCGTCACTCCAGGGCACTGTCGGCATCATGTCCAGGGTCGTGGGACTTCTCGCTGCCGGAGGCGCGGCTGGTGGTTTGCTTGGTCTGTTGGGCGCCGGTGGTATTCAAGGAGTTATCGCCGCTACCGAAGCAATCAAGGACTTCTCTGGCGCCATCTTGCTCATGCCAGCTGTTGTGGGCGGTGCCGCTGTCGTAGTCGGCACTCTCGCAGTGGCTTTCCAAGGCGTTGGTGATGCGCTTGGAGCGATGGATGATCCGGCGAAGTTCACTGAGGCCGTTCGCAAGCTAGCTCCTGCTGCGGCGCAGGCAGTTACGATCATTGCGAGCTTCCGTGACGCCATCAAGGGTGCGATGGCAGCTGTTCAACAGTCGCTGTTCCAACCGATTGTGGATCAGATTGAGCCGCTGATCCGTACATGGCTCCCCGCACTCATGCAGGCGGGCCAACAAGTCG